AAACGATATAGTTGTTTCTTTTAACTCAGCTGATATAGCTTCAGTAGATTTTTTAAATAGAAAATAATTACTATCTACAAAACTAATTTCAGTACTACCTGTATCTGTAAAATCTATTTGTTGTGTAGTTAAAAACTTAATACCAGTAGCGGCCGAGGTAATAGTAGTATTAGCAGGTATTATTAAGCCATAGGTATTATAGTTTGGAGAAAACGTTACACCTCCGTCTGAGGAAGTAGCAGGCATTAATTGATATACATCTACAGTAGTAGTAGAGGCGTATGATGCTTTAGGGCGATAACCCATAACATATGACATTGCATATAGATTTTCTTTTTCCTTAGCGTATAGAAGAAAATTCTCTTGTGTTTGAGTATCTAAATAAAATGACATAACATCACCAACATATGATGACATTTCAATAAATAAATTACCGGGGGTGGCTTCGGAAAAGTCATTATATGTTGAAGGAAAATATGTTTTAGCATATTGTTGTAATGCTGCTTTAAAAGCACCAAAGTCCTTATTTAAATACGATATATTCTTATCTTCGTTAGCCATTATTATGTAAATTGTACTGTTACTTGATCAGGAGATTGTGAAATATTAACTATATAATCTACATTTAAGTCTATAGAATTATAATCAGTGTTAGGAGTAATAATAATATTAGTTACAGTGATATCAGGTATATATATTGATATACTATTTAATAAATTATCTTTTAAAGATTCTAAGTTACTATCTGTAATTCCTTCAAATAGGAATCGCTTTAAAAAAGTACCAAAATTAGGATTCATTATCCTTTCACCAGTACTAGTTAATAATAGATTGACTAGATTTGATTTAATTTGATCTTTAGTAGTAAAAGTACTATTAAATACACCTGGACCATTAAAAGGTAAAGATACCCCAATAGCAATATTCTTTTGTAAATCTAACGGATTTACACGTATTGTTTGAGGTATTGGCATATTATCCTAAATTTCTTAATCCTGATATATCTTGAGCAGTCATGTTTGCTGCTGAGTCGGCTAGAAATGCAGCAAATGGGTTTATTTTTTCTCCTGTAGATTCATCAACAGCGTCTATTACTGCTAATTTATTGGAGGGTGCTTGTTGAAAACCAAAAGCTTCTCCCATTTTAGAGCGCAAAGATGCTCTAACATCAGGATTACCCGCTATTACATCATTACTAGTAAAACTCATTGTTCTATTTTCACGCAATGCTTTTTTTTCTTGTTTAGCCATATGCTCTTCAAGAATGAATGGTAATTCTTCATGAATAGCATCAATTACTGCTTCTTTGATTAATCTTTTAAATGCTTTAGTATTCATATTTATAAATATTTTATCCTTGTAAATTTCGTTGATCAATAACTAATTTCAATTGTTCTATTAGGTCGTTAGGATCTAATGTAAATGAAAGTTCACTTTTAATAATTTCAACACCATAACGATCAATGGCTACTGCATAACGACGTTTATTACCTTTAACAACAAATGCTTGGTTTTGTTCTTCTTTAATAGCAAATTTAAATCCTTTATAAGATCCATAATTACCTCCTGCTGGGAGGAATTCATTAGTTAGAGTAGTTAAATCGGCAAAATCTAATGTTTTTCCATCTAATTTTAAACTAACTTCTTTTAAACGATCTCTTAACTCATTTAACCTTATTATTTCATTTGATAATAGAGTAGTAGCTATAACTAATAAGGCACTTAGTCCTGATATTAGTCTTAGTAATTTTTGTAAGGTAGGTTGGTATTGGATTTTTATAGGGATTAGAAAGGGAAGTGGAAGACTAAGTATTCGTTCAATTATAGTTACTATTATAACAATTGTAGCTACTGTTCTACTTATACGTTCAATATTTTTCTTTAAATTTTCTAATTTTCTAATATTATTATTAATTAAAGTAATAGCATTATTTCTTAAATTAGTTGCTATAGTAACAGTGGTTTGATCTTTAACTTTAGTATCTATATAGTTATTTACCTGGTCAACTAGTTCTTCTAGTTTTTTTCTTTGAGTAATTAATGTTGAAAAACTATTCGCTAATTGTAATGCAATAACAGGGACTAATGTTTTTACGGCATTAGAAACAACCTGTTTAGTTAAATCCTGTTTTGATTTAGTTTCGGATTCTTGAGTTTTTTTCCTTAAATTTTTAATACTTGTTTTAAAAACTTTTTGTTGATTCTTTATTTTATCGTTTGGATTATTATTTATATTTTGTTTATCCTGTTCTAATTTTTGTCTTTGAACATTAATGGTAAATAATGTAGCCTCATATGTAATGTTAGCATCAAATATAATACTATTATATTGATCTTCAGTAATTTGAATTGTATCAAATTTATATAGAGCTGTTTGAATAGTAGTATCAAGAGTTTCTCCGGCTTGAATTTCTTTTTTTGTTAAATCATCTAATTCAGTATCTATATTTGCTGTTTTAGATTGATTTCCTATAATTAGGGTTTCCTTATTTTTATCTTTTAATTGTGAACCAAAAGTTTTGATAGCAGTAGATGCAGATATTGTTTTTAAAATATCAGGAGATACTACGGGTGCTATATTGGTTGTATTAGACATTATGATGTAAATACTTTTTGTGAAGGAATTTTTTCTAGTAAATCACATACTCTTTTCATATCTCCCATTAGATCTCTACCTGCTGATGTTAATCCTAATATAGGAGCGCCTTCAGGAGCACTAACAGCACTAGACAAATATGAAGCTAATCTAGTTAATGTTTCTTGTAAGTGTTGAAATAATTTTATAGTTTCATATCCTAATAGTACTGGTTGAGGTATAGCCGTATTGCTATATGGTCCTAAAAATACAACATTAGAATTTAAATGCACACGTTCATCTGCGTTTAAATTAATAATGTTTTTAGTATTTATTTCTATATTTGTTTTAGCAAATATTATTACTTCATCCTTTTTTGAATTTATAACTACTCTATCACTATTGATAATAGCTTGAGCGTTAAAATAATCGGGTACATTTAAAGGATTAGTTAAATTATTTAATACACCTGTTTTATCTGTTTGTAAAGGAATTTTTTGAGCTGAGGTTAAATAAAGTGAAGATAAATCTTTATTTATTTTTTCTGTATGGAATTTTTCATTAGGGTCATATGCAAATCCATTTGATAATATAGTAATAGGATCATCATCTTTACCTATATCACTCCATTCATTTAAATTCTTATATAATGTAGTAGTAGTACTAAATCTTAAAGCATTTCCTTGTCTACCTTGTAATATATGATCACCTTCAAAAGACAATAATGCCTTGATATTCGGGTTTTCAACAAATGTTACCCCCAAACTAGCATTATCATTTGCCGGTTGGGAATTTTGTTGTTGATTATTCCATAGATTAATAGAACTTATATAGTATTTTTGAGTAGAAGTATTTGATATTTGAGAGACAGGAGAAGGTAAATCTTCTAAAAAAACTAATTCTCCTAATATAGGATAATATTGAAATTGAGGATATAAAGACTTAGCAGTTTTACACGTATTTAAAAAATTATTATCTACAGTTCCAATAACATTTTTAGCTTGTTCATAATCAAGATAAAATATAGTACCTATACCACTATATCCCCCTACCTTTTCAAACATTTCTTTAGTAGGAGTATTTTCAGTAGTAACAACACCGTATACCCTACCTACTTGAGCTTTTTTAGCAGGTGAAAAATTATTTTTACCTATAGAAGATACAACAGATGATAGATTTTCTTTTACTCTCATTATTGTCCTATTTGAATTACAGGAGTTTGTTCTAATAATTTTTGACCTTGTTCTTGTACTGCTTTTTGTTCTTCAAGTAAAGCAGTAATTTCATCCATATTAATTAGTTCCTGTCCACTATTAGCGTTAACTGTTGCAGCACGTTGTGCTATACCTGCCATTTTAATTAATTGTTCGTTATTTTTTACGTTAACATCAATTAAATCTTTGACGGTAGGCATTAACATCACTGCGGAACCTGCATTAGAAGTAGCAATAGGTTTAAGAGTATCAATAAATTCATTAATTTGTTTATCAACGTCTTTATTATTCCTATGTATTTGCTTAAACAGATCTGATAGTGATGTATTACCGAATATAGTAACATCATCAAAATTAGCCATAAATTGCGTTTACGTATAAATATAAGTAATTAAATCTTTATATACCCGTGTTGATAATAATCATTATATAGTTGAACATATACTACCTTTAACTTTTTAATTATCTTAGTTATTTGAGGTGTTGATACGTCGGTAATTTCACGAATATAAATGTATAATGCTTTCTTATTAAATATTTCTAATGTTTCACGTTTGCGAAATAATTCAACAATTGCATCCGCCGTTTGAGCGTCTTGTTTTTTAGGAAATAATTTGTATATATGGGTATCAATATATTTAATATACTGATCCATAAAATTATTTTCATTAAATAGATTCTCTAGATTTTTATCATTCTCATATAGTTGCATCTGATCATCATCAGATTCATCTACATCAGCACGTTCCTGGAGTTTTTTGTAGTTGTTTTCGTTGTATACAATAAGGTAGCGTTTGGCTATAGTGCCAAAGTAAGAAAATGCTTTACCTTTTTCTGGTTTGTATAGATGAAGTTTCTCAAGCAAGAAGGTAATAACCTCATGCTTGAGCTCTTCAATCGTATCAGTATCAGTATAATAAAACTTAAATGTATGGATAATATTTTCGGCTAGTTTATAAAAACCATATTCAATACGATCATTATAAATGCGATTACGTTCAGCAGTATCGACAGTAATTAAATATTCTACAATAGCATCTTCAGTATCCTGAGTAAAATAAATGCGAGGTTCCTTTGGTTTTCGCTTGCGTGGTAAGCCACGTTTAGTCAAGGATACCTTTTCATCAGCAAATATATCAGCTCCATAATTTTCATAATATGACATGTAATTCCCTATTTTAATATCAATATACGGGAAGTAGCTTACATAACCAAGTTATTTTCTATTATTGAACTGACTAATGGAAGTTTGTATTTCTCTTAAATTTTGAAAGAAATTACCTACTTCATCATCAGCTTCAAAAGCACCCATAGTATCTAATTCTCTTAAACGCCTATCACCATCTGCAATTACTATGCTAATAGCATCAATATATTGTTGCTGTTCAGTAACTGCTTTTTCAAGTGCGTTGTTGCGTCTAAGAAGAAGAAAAATTCCTATTCCTATTATTTCAACTAAATGAATTATTATTATCCAAAACCACACCATAATTTATCCTCTAAATTGTTGTGCAAAATCGTCTTGCTCTAAAGAAATCATTTCTTGTAATTTCTCAATTTGTTCTTTTAAATCATCAATAGATTCTAATGTTAGATCTTGATCAGCTGCTCTATTTACTTGAAATTTAATTCTGTTTGCTGTTGCATCTAATTGTCCTAATTTTTCTGCAACGTTGTTTTTATACTTCATAATATATGTTTATATATAAATATATGACCTTCTCCGTTCCCCCAACCCCTGCTACTATCTCTCATTCCCTCATTTCCCTAACCCTCGTAGGGCGAAGTTACGGGAGAAATTTTATACCTCCAAAGAAGAAGGGCGTCTTTTTTAAGACACCCTATCTTTAATAGTATAATATAATATTACATACCTTGTGTACCCTTTGCTTTTTCAACAGCATCGGCTGCTTTGTTGATTATGTTGGCTTTTTCTTCTGGAGTTTTAGCTTGCATTAGACTTTTAATTAAAGCAGCAGCAAGTGTTCCTCCTACTCCTAATAATGTAGCCATACCTGCAATGAAATTAGGATCTGTAAGAGTACCTACTCCAGCTTCATTCATCAGTTTCTTTTCGTTCTCATCTTTCATCTGTTT